TCACAGTAGGGGCTAATCTTGACATATTGGTAGGAGCTAAGACTAAAATATCTACCAACAACGATTTAGATATTGCTTCCGGAGCAGAAACTAAAATCAGCTCTACTTCAGACATAAGTCTTGGCAGTGGCGCCGAAGTTAAACTCAACGGTACTAAGATTAATTTCAATGGACCAAACAATGCAGAAACTGCTGCGGCTGCTGACTTTGTGAGACCGTATGACCTCAGAGATAATCCGGCTACCAGCACAGCAGCAGGCTGGGACAAACGATATCAAGCTGGTATTGTGAAAAGCTTCATGAAGCGTATACCTATGCATGAACCTTGGGCACTGCATGAGCACAGAGCACCAGATCTATTAACACCAGATAAGACGGATAGGAATACTTAATTATGGCTACGAGACTATACAACCAACAAACAGCAGCACAACGTTCTGCTACAGTAACGCAGAATCAAGGGCAATTTACCTACAAAGGATTCAGCTCTAAGGAAGCCAATAAAAATTTCAAACTCTATGACATTAATCTGGTCAAGCAGGATTTAATCAATCATTTTTATATCCGCAAAGGTGAGAAATTAGAAAATCCGGAATTCGGCACAGTGATCTGGGATATGCTGTTTGAACCATTTACTCCAGATGTTAAAGAAATCATAGCCAAAGATGTGGAAACTATCATTAACTATGATCCCAGATTTGCAGTCACTGAAATCAATATTGACAGCACAGATCAAGGCATGCGTATACAAGTAGATTTAGTGTATATTCCGTTTAATATCACAGAACGCATGACAATGGACTTTGATAAAAACAACAGTGTAATTAACTAAGCAGTTTATTTTTAAGGGTAAATATTGGTATGACTACAACAAGCAGACAAAATAATCTCATACTGAATCAAGATTGGACCAGGATCTATCAGACGTTTAGAAACGCTGATTTCCGCAGCTACGACTTTGAAAACCTGCGTAGAGTTATTATCACATATCTTCGTGAAAACTATCCAGAAGACTTCAATGACTATATAGAATCGTCGGAATACATGGCATTGATAGATGCTGTGGCATTTCTAGGACAGAGTCTGGCATTCCGCATCGACCTTGCCAGCCGCGAGAATTTTATTGAATTAGCAGAGACTAAAGAAAGTGTTCTGCGCATAGCTCGCATGCTTAGTTATAATGCCAAGCGAACGGTAGCTGCCAGCGGACTGTTGAAATTTACCACTGTGTCAACTACTGATACTATAATAGACAGCAATGGAAAGAATCTTGCACAACAGTTAATAACATGGAATGATCCTACAAATAATAATTGGTTAGAACAGTTTCTCACAGTGTTGAACAGTGCTATGGCAGACAACACAGAATTTGGTCGCAGTCAAGGCTCAGCTACGATACAAGGGATCCCCACAGAACAATATAGATTTCGCACCGCGACTGCAGATGTGCCGTTGTTTTCATTCTCTAAAACTGTGGCCAGCAGAGGTGTAAGTTTTGAAATAGTCAGTACTGCTTTTAAAAACAGTGAGAACATTTATGAAGAGCCGCCAGTACCGGGCAATCAATTAGGATTTGTCTATAGAAATGACGGATCTGGACCAGGAAGTGCCAACACAGGATTCTTTTTGCTCTTTAAACAAGGCTCCTTGGAATTAGCTGACTTTGCGGTAGATGTGCCAACCACCAACGAAAAAATCGCCGTAGATGCTGGTAACATCAACAATGACGATGTGTGGCTGTTTTCTCTAAATTCACAAGGTGCTCAGCTGGAAGAATGGACCAAGGTGTCATCACTGGTAGGCAACAACATTGCATATAACAGTGTAACACAAGACATACGCAACATTTATGCTATTAACACCAAAGAAAATGACAACATCGATCTTGTGTTTGCTGACGGAGTCTACGGTAATCTTCCTCAAGGGGCTTTTAGAGTATTCTACAGAACCAGCAATGGACTATCATACACCATATACCCTAATGAATTAAGAGGTATTAATATTTCTGTGTTGTATAGAAACAAAAACAATGTTGAACACACATTAACTATCGGCCTAGCCTTACAAAGTACCGTGGCCAACTCTGCTGCATCAGAAGACATAGACAATATTCGTGCTAATGCTCCCGCAGTCTATTACACTCAGAATAGGATGATCACCGCAGAAGATTATAATCTTGCACCATTGTTGGGATCACAAAACATAGTAAAAATCAAAGCAGTGAACAGAACCAGCAGCGGCATCAGCAGAAATTTTGATATTCTAGATGCCACTGGAAAGTACAGCAGTATAAATGTGTTCGGAGATGACGGGTACATATACAAACAACAAGACGAATCAATTCTATCATTTAAATTTACCAGCAGAATAGACATTATTAATTTTATACGACGCAGGATAGAACCAGTATTCACTGAGGCTGAAGTTTATAATTTCTATTTTACAAACTTTGATAAGATCTTATTTACAGATGTTAACACAACATGGCAATCAGTTACCTCGACTGTTAGCACAGGCTATTTTAAAAACGTTATAGATAATTCTCAACTCAGAGTAGGCAGTTATTCTACCAGTAACTTGAAATATGCTTTGATTAATGCAGCTGTAAAATTTGTACCACCCACAGGATATAGATTTAAGAAAGGCAAATTAGTAATAGCTGATGTTAATGACTCTGAACAAACAGAATACATCTGGACAAAAATTGTTAAAATCACAGGCGATGGCAGCTATGTCAAAGGTCCAGGCCCAATCACTCTTAATGAAACAATTCCAACAGGAGCTATTGCTCAACGTATAGTGCCGAGATTTGTCAGCGATTTGCCTGTTGCTTTAGAGACTGAGATTGTAAATCAAGTGTTCGATAACCAAACTTTTGCACTGCGATATGAGATCACAGAATCTCAATGGAGACTGATTACATCCAGCAATTTAAATCTCACAAATGATTTCACATTAGGCAAGGCCGGAGACACCACTAACACCAACACAGACAGTTCGTGGATTGTAGCGTTTGTTAGACAGCCCGATAGCTACATAGTGAGAATTAGAAAACAGTCTTATATTTTTGGAAGTGTGAATCAAAATAGATTTTATTTTGACAGCAATGAAAAACGCTATAACGATCAAGTGGGTGCTGTGGTTAAAGATCAAATCACAGTTTTGGGAATTAATACCTCAAAAGATTTTATCACTCAATTAAAACAGGACGTACCTTTTGAGGTCAGCGACACAATAAAATTTGATGACGGATATGAAAGTACCAACGAAATCAAACTAAGTTTTAGAGACTCAGATGACGACGGAGTTATAGATAATCCAGAGGCGTTTGAAAACATTGTTGGACTAAATCAAGATTTAAATTTTTTATTTTTTCTATCATCAAACGACATCTACGGAACTAAAATTCGCACACTTGTAGATAATTCAACTGATTTAATTTTAATTAGACCAAGAGAAGCAGGAATTGATTTTAATGATACGGTATCGTATCCAGATCAGCAGTTGATATATTTCTATGATTCTGCTGAAGACATTGTGAAACGAGTTGATCGTACTACTAACACATTGATTATCGCTAACGAATATACCGCTTTAATTGGTAGAAGAAATTTAAAATTTCAATACCTTCATAATGCCAGTGTAGATAGAAGAATAGATCCTTCGACCAGTAATATCATTGACATTTATTTGTTGATTAGAAATTATGATGAAAGTTATAGAACATACCTCGCAGGCGGTACAGATGTAGAACCGGTAGCTCCTACCAGCGAAGCATTAAGAACTACGTTCGGCACAGCATTAGCATCAATCAAAAGTATCAGCGATGACATTATATATCATCCTGTAAAATACAAAATTTTATTTGGTGCTAAAGCAGATTCGCAATTGCAGGCAGTATTTAAAATTGTAAAAAATCAAAATAGATCGATCAACGACAATGATCTCAAAGTGCGAGTAATTACTGCTATCAACGATTTCTTTGATATTAACAATTGGGATTTTGGTGATAGATTTTATATGGGGGAATTGACCACATATATATTAAACACAGTAGCACCGGACCTTGCTAATATTGTTATTGTACCAAGACAAACTA